GAAATGGGCGCGGGTGCCAATGGGTGCTGAAACGTGCCCCTGGTGCCTAATGCTCGCAAGTCGTGGTTTCGCATATCACAGCGAAGCGGCGGCAGACCATAACCATTCGGGATGTGATTGCAAAGTCGTTCCCTCGTGGGATAAATCGCCAGAAGTGCAAGGATACGACGAACGCGAATACTACGACCGTTGGCAAGACGCAATCGACGCGGAAGCGCAGGCAGCGGCCGACCGCAAAGGTACGTCAGTTGACGATGAACGCTCGCGCATACTCGGATATTACGCGGCATCAGCGAAGAACGCGAAAGCGAAAGCAAAGGCCAACCGTTAATTCAGGAATCAAGTCATTCGCACGGGTGGCTTTTTTCATATAGGCCGTCACGGTAGCAGACGTGGCGGTTTTTTATTCCAACGTCCCGCACGGGATAAACAAAGTGCCGCACGGCGCAGAAAGGCGGTCATTATGGCTGACGAAAAGAAAGTGGACGTAACACCTACTGACCCTGCACAGGATGACGGCAAGGATTACAAAGCGATGTACGAACAGGCAATCAGCGAATCGCGCAAGTGGGAAAACCGCTCAAAGGCGAACGCAGAGAAAGCCAAGAAGTACGACGAGATGGAAGAAGCCAAAAAGACGCTCGAAGAGCGCGTGGCATCCATCGAAGCGGCTAACAAGGCTCTCAGCGACGAGAAGGAACGCGCAAAGCTCGTTAAGTCCGTCGCAAATGCAACGGGCGTTCCTGAAAGCATCGTGTCCACTCTGTCTGCAACAGACGAAGAAACCATGACCGCACAGGCGCAAGCAATCGCCGAAAACTACAAGACTCCTGGCGGCGCACCGAAAGCGCCAGAAGCTGGGAAGTTTCCGAAAGAAGATAACAGCGAGACGGACATGCGCAAGTTCGCGCATAACTTTTTCTCTCGCAAATAAAGAAAGGAGCCTATCATGGCTGCTCTTATTACCAGTGATTTTGTCCTGCCCACCGAAGTTGCCGATGGCATCTGGGAGAAGGCTCAGAGCGAGTCCACGCTTGCACGACTGAGCGGCGCGGAGCCGCAGAAGTTCGGCAAGACGAACGTTATGGTGTTGACCGCACCTCCGAAGGCCGAGCTTGTCGGCGAATCCGCTGAGAAATCACCAACGCCGACCACCTACGGCAACAAGACCGTTAACCCGTATAAGCTGCAAGTCACCATGCGTACCTCCAACGAGGTAATGTGGGCAGACGAGGATTACCAGCTCGGCATTCTCAACGATATGCGCAAGAACGCGGGTATCGCCCTTGGTCGCGCTCTCGATCTCGTTGGCTATCACAAGATTAACCCGCTGACTGGCACGGTTTCTACTGCTGTGACCGAAGGTATTACCGATACCACGAACAGCGCCACGGTTGCCAACGGAAAGTATGACCAGGCTATTGAAGCCGCTGCCGGACTTATCATTGCCGATGGCTATACGCCGAACGGCATTGCTATGGATCCCGTGCTTTCGTTCGGCCTTGGCACGCAGCGCAACGGCGATGAAATCAAGCTGTATCCCGAAATCGGGTTCGGCACCAATGTTCCCGCTTTCCTCGGTATGAACGCTGCTGTTTCTGACACGGTTTCCGGCAAACAGGAAATCCCGAGTGGATCCGCAACTAACATCATCGGTTTCCTCGGTCAGTTCGACGCTTTCCGCTGGGGCATTCAGCGCGAAATCTCGGCTCATGTCATCGAGTACGGCGACCCGGACGGACTCGGCGACTTGCAGCGTCTGAACCAAGTTGCCATCCGCGCGGAGATTGTCTACGGCATCGGCATCATGGATTTGAACGCGTTCGCAAAGATTCTTGCAGCGTAAAGGAGCTGAACGCATGGAGTACGTACACATTCCAACAGGTGTGCGCGTCACTAGCGATGTTGCGCTGCCTACGGCGCTGTACAAGCCTGTTGAAGCGGCTGAAAAGCCGAAGCGCACGACTACGCGCAAGAAATCCACCACGAAGGAGTAACAATGTCATACGCGACCACAGAACAATATCAGGCTAGATATGGTGCTGTGTCAGACGTTGCGATGCTTCAAGAGTGTTTAGACGATGCGAGCGCGGTTATCAATTCCGCGCTCGATCGCGCTCATATCGACTATTCGGAGCCGTCAGAGGATTTTGCCGATAGGCTGATGCGAGTATGTCGCTCGATGGCTAACAGGGTTTACCCGTCCGAAAACGGAAACGAAATCCCGCAGGGCGTTACTTCAATGTCGATGGGCGCTGTAGGCTTCACGGAGTCATACAGCTTTGCGACCACATACGGCACGCCTAAGTTACTAAAGAGCGAGTACGAGCTATTGGGCATCAGCTCTAGCGCCTATCGTTGCATTCAGGCTCATACGTGGGCGGATGATTGCGATGCTTAGTGGCGAGCAGGTCGTTTTGCTTACTCCTACGATTGCATACGACGAAAACAAAGACGAGATAGAGACATGGACGGAAACGCCACTAGACAACGTGCTCTTTGGCAGACCGTCCACCGAGCAAATCGAAGAGGTCATGCGCCTTTACTCGGTCGAAATCTCGTACACTCTCGGCATTCCCAAGACGTACACAGGCAGCTTGCGCGGCTGCAAGGTTGCGCGAGCTCGTGACGGTCAAACATTCCAGATTATGGGCGAACCACAACCACTCCCACCTGAAATATGCCCTACACCATGGAATCGCGAAGCCTACGCGGTGATTGTCGATGGGTAGTGAGTGGACGGTGCAAATGCACGTTAAAGGCGTTGGCGAAGTGTTTAGACAAGCAGCCGTAGTGGAGAGATTGGAAAGCATGGGACGGCGCGTCGCGACTGAAGCGAACGACGCTATACAGACGCTTTACCCCGACAACGGCTATAACACGCTCGACCATTTCGGCGTATGGCGCTACACCACCACGCACGGCACCACGGGCGTTGCAGTCGGCACGCAAACCGAGCTTGCAAAGTACGCGCAAGCGCATCACAGCACGCTAACAAAAGCGATGAACGCGGCGAGGGGTTAACCATGGACATTGCAGCGACGATTATTAACTATCTTGACCGCGTGTCGGAGGTTGGCTGGTATCACAATTCGCCTAAATCAGCGCCTACCGAGTACGGCACGCTCACACGCGACGGCGGCGCATATGACTCGTATGTGCGGGACATGCCGACAATCACGCTCATTGTCTATGCGGCAACCCGTGGACGTTGCGCGGAGCTGGCAGGCAACACCAAGCAACAGCTCATTCGCGCTTGCTGGGAAGTGGACAACATCTTTCAAGTTGAAATCTTTGGCGATTACTACGACCCAGTAGACGGCAAGCACCGGCACAGGATTACGGCGCAAGTGACCGTCAACGACTAACTACAACTGAATATCTATCAATCATGAGCCGTCATTCGTGGCGGCTCTTTTTTTCGGAAAGGGTGAATTATGGCGGCAAACGACACTAAAGACGTTTCCAACGTTAAGGGCGTATTTGGCGGCTACGGTTTCAGCGCTCCAGTAGGCTCGGCGGTCGGCACTGACCAAGACAAGTTCGCAGCGCTTGACGCTAGCGTTTTCGACAACATGGGCTTTATCTCTGAGGACGGCATCGAGGAAGAAATCGACGCTGACACCGACGAGATTGTAGACATGAACGGCGATGTTATCTTCGTCGCGAAGTCTAGCGAAACTGAAACGCTGGTTCTGACGCTCGTCAGCGTGACCGAAGCCAGCCTTAAAGAGTGGTACGGACACGGCAACGTGGACGCTTCCAACAATGGCTACATTGCCATTGAGCACATCAGCACCAACCGCGAAGCACGCGCGTATGTGTTCGAGCTGTTGCTCAAGGACGGGCGAAAGTGGCGCAAGCATGTCCCCAATGGCGTTATCTCCGAGGTCGGCTCGATTGTGTACGGCTCGGGCGAGGTTGCGGGACGCGAAATCACCATCACGTGTATGCCCGATGCAAACGGCGTGCGCATGTATGACTACATTGAAAAGAGCGCTTAATGGCTGCTATCAACCCCGAAATCGTCCACATCCAGGCATGCGGTGTTGAGGTGGACATTGACAAGGGCGTGTTCGAGGATGTTCGCCTGATGACTGCCATGGCGCGGCTGTCTGACGAGTCTTTGCCAGAAAACGAACGACTCGTTTGGTACGTTCGAGGGCTTGAAATCTTGTTTGAGGGCAAGACCTACGAAGTGCAGAACAAGCTAGCGGCGGCAAACGGTGGACGGCTCACGGAGAGCACGTTTAACACGTTCTATTCGGAAATCATGGAGCAGGTCGGCTCAAAAAACTAACGGTGCTCGCTTGGTTTTTGGGAAATCACCCAAGCGAGTTAAGAGCTGACTTCCAACGGTTCTACGGCTTGAATCTTGACGGCATGGGGCGCGAATATACCGTTTCCCATGCCGCTTGCCTTGCTTGTCACTTGCCTAGCGACTCGTCCACATTGCAAGCGGTGTACCCACAGAACGGGTGGACGCAAACGGAATACCTGTTACATGCAATCGAGTACAACTTGCGTGTGCTCGTATGGCAAAACTCGAAAGACGGCACGAAGGGCAAGAACAAGCCGAAGCCGCTACAGACTCCCGAAGAACGCGAACGCATACGCCAAAAGGCGAATAACACGAACATGCAATTCATAGCAAAGTCACTCGGTTTAGGGGGTGATTAAATGGCTGATTTGGCTACTGCATACTTGCGCCTGAAAGTTAACATGCAAGGCGCTCAAAAAGAGATTGAAGCTGGCTTGAATGGCGTGGACACCAAGAAATCTGGTCAAAAGGTCGGCAAGTCTCTAGGCGAAAACGCCAAAGTAGGACTCGGCAAGATTGCCATTGGCAATTTCCTAGGCAACGCGCTGACCATGGGCGCTCAAGCGGCGGCTCAGGGCATCGGCGAGATTGTCGGCGGCGCGTTGGAGCAATCGAAGAACTATGAGCAGCTAGCAGGCGGTGCGCAAAAAATCTTTGACCAGATTGATTTTGGCAAGATATCCGCTGACGCGCAGAACGCCTATAAAGAACTGAACATGAGCGCCAACGAGTATCTAGAAGCAATTAATCTAGCTGGCGCTAACTTTGCCCAAACTATGGGTGACGAAGCTGGCTATAACACGGCGCGTCAGGGCATGTTAGCCATTGCCGACTATGCAAGCGGCACGGGGCGCAACCTTGACGAGCTGAACGAAAAATACCAGATGATTACCCGTTCAACGTCTAGTTATCAGTCGATTGCAGACCAATTTGCGGGTGTTCTGCCAGCTACGAGCGCTGATTTTCTGGCGCAAGCACAGGCGGCGGGTTTGCTGTCCGCAGAGTACACGAAGCTAACCGAAGTACCCGTTGCGGAGTACCAGCAAGCAGTGACCGCGATGCTAACCCAGGGCGTTGCTGATTTGGGCTTGGCTCAGAACGCCATGAACGAATCGACTACGACGGTTAGCGGCTCGCTGGCGATGACGAAAGCCGCATGGGAAAACTTCTTGCTTGCGCTCGGCACTGGCGAGGGCGTTCAGACGGCAATTGACAATCTGACTGCTTCGCTTGGCGCTGCTGCTCAAAATCTCTTTCCGGTCATGCAGCAGATTTTCTACTCGCTCGGAAACATCGTGGGGCAAGCGATCAGCTACATTGGCACGCACATACCCGAAATACTCGCGATGGCGGGACAGCTAATCCTGGCGCTTGTCTCTGGTTTGGCTAACGGTCTTACCCCAGTCATGGAAGCTCTAAACTCGGTCGTAGAGGGCGGCTTAAATGCTGTAGGGCAGTTTTTCGGCGATATGCTAGCAGCTGGCGCAAACCTGGTGCAAGGCTTGATTGAGGGTATTCAGGGCGCTATAGGCGGCGTTGCTGACGCAATCATGGGCGGCTTGCAAGGCGCTGTAGATGGTGCGCTGTCGTTCCTTGGTATTGCTTCCCCGTCCAAGCTTTTCGCACAAATCGGTAACTACACAATGCAAGGTTTCGCGCAAGGCATCACCAAAACCACGTCCACAGCTACTAAAGCCATGCATTCGGCTGTTAACAGCGTTTACGGTGC